GGAGTTCTTATGAACAAGTATGAAAAATTGATTGAGTACATCATCAATGAAAACGAACAAAAAGCTCGTGAATTATTTCATGAGATTGTAGTAGAAAAAAGTCGCGACATCTACGAAAGTTTGATGGACGAAGACGAAATGCAAGAGAACATGGGCGGTATGCCTGTGGAAGATCTTGGCGCCGAAGTAACAGCTGACGAAAATGGCGGCATTGCTGAAGAAGAAGGCGAAGAAGAATTTGATATCGACGGTCCTGGCGACATGCCCGGTGATGGCGATGTTGGCGGTGATTTACCAGCCGACGGTATGGATGATGGTTTAGGCGGCGATGATGAGCCAGCTACTAAAGCTGACATCGACGAGCTAAAAGATATGTTTGCTGAAATCCAAGCTAAACTAGATATGGGCGGCGACGACGATCTAGACAGCGGTGATGATTTCTCAGCTGACGGCGATGAAGGCCCAGAAGAAGTAGGCGCAGGTGATGAGCCAGACTTTGGTGAAAGCATCGGAGAAACTAAAGGTTCTGGTAGCGGTTCTGGATCTGGTAGCGGAGCTGGTATGATGGAAGGTGAAAACCCATTTGCTAAGAAAGGCTCTGGTTCTGGATCTGGTAGCGGTTCTGGATCTGGTAGCGGATCTGGTAAATCTGGTTCCGGCGTTAAAGAAGCCAAAAGCGTTGCACAATTAATGCGCGAGTATGTTGACACAATTGGTCAAGTATATGGTGGCCAAGGTGACAACCCAGAAGGCACAGAAGCTGGTAACGGCAAAAAAGTTCCTGTATATGCTGAATCTCCTGGTAAACAAACAGGCCCTGATTTTGGCGGTACAAGCAAGAACATTCTAAACAAGACTGGTGCTACAAACGAAAGCCCAGACGGCAAGCCTGTTCCAAAGCCAAACAATGAATACAGCAAAGGTGAAGGCAAGTTCTCTAATGAGAAGTTCCAAAACGCACCTGGTGGTAGCAAAAAGACAAGCCCAGTAGGTAAAAATTGGGAAAGCGAACACGGCGCTGAAGGTCAAACAACCAGCGGCAAAGTGCCAGTTGTTGACAAAACAGTACTAAAGCAAAACACAGGCAAATAATATAAATGTTAACAGCCCGTTATCTTAGAGAGAATTTATCGTTCGACCAAGCCGGCTTAACTATTCTTGAAGAAGGTAGTGCAGACGGCAAGTCGAAGGATCTCTACATGACAGGGGTATTCATTGAAGGTGGTGTCGAAAACCACAACAAGCGAGTATACCCTGTTCGTGAAATTGAGAGAGCTGTACAAACTATTAATGATCAACTAAAATCTGGATACTCTGTATTAGGTGAAGTTGATCATCCTGATGATTTGAAAATTAATCTAGACCGTGTTAGCCATATGATCACACGTATGTGGATGGAAGGCAACTGCGGTCATGGAAAGTTAAAACTTTTACCAACACCAATGGGTGAACTTGTAAGAGCGATGTTAACAAGTGGCGTTAAGCTAGGCGTTAGCAGTCGCGGTTCAGTTCAGGTAAATGAAAGCAGTGGACACGTTAGTGATTTTGAAATCATTACCGTTGACATCGTAGCACAACCCAGCGCACCTCATGCATATCCTAAAGCTGTGTATGAGGGTCTTATGAACATGCGTGGCGGTGCTCAGTTGTTTGAAGTGGCACGTGAAGCCAGTCAGAATCAAAAAGTACAAAAGTACCTAGAGGAAGGTGTTAAGCGCCTTATCAAGGATCTAAAGATATAACAGGAGAAACCTAATGTTAGATGCTATCAAACCATTGTTAGACAGTGGCCTAATTAACGAAAGCACTCAACAGGCTCTTAATGAAGCTTGGGAAGCCAAGCTAAATGAAGCTCGCGAACAAGTTCGCGCTGAGCTACGTGAGGAATTCGCTGGTCGCTACGAGCATGACAAAAGTGTAATGGTTGAAGCTCTAGACAAAATGGTTACAGAGTCGCTACAAAGCGAACTTGAAGAATTCTATGCTGAGAAAAAAGCATTAGCTGAAGATCGTGTGCGTTTCAATACACACATGACCGAAAGCGCCAGCAAGTTCAATGATTTCATGGTTAGTAAACTAGCCGAAGAAATCAAAGAACTACGTGATGATCGTAAAACTTACCAAAATAGCATTGCTAAAATGGAAAGTTTTGTTATCAAAGCATTGGCTGAAGAAATCCAAGAATTCAATCAAGACAAGCAAGCAGTTGTTGAAACTAAAGTGCGTTTGGTTGCAGAAGCCAAACAAAAGATTGCAGAAATGCAAAAAGCCTTTATTTCTCGTGCCGCAGAACTTGTAAAAGAATCTGTAACTACTAAGCTAGAGTCTGAATTGACTCAACTAAAAGAAGATATCCATACTGCTCGCGAGAACATGTTTGGACGTCGTTTATTTGAAGCTTTTGCCAGCGAATTTGCTGTTACTCACTTAAATGAGAACAAAGAAGTTCGTAAACTACAAGAAGCTGTTAAACAAACTCAGCAAGCATTGGTAGAAGCCAAGCGCGAAGCTGAAGAAAAAGCAGTTTTAGTAGAATCAAAAGAAAAAGAAATCCGCGTTATTAAGGAATCTGCAGAACGCAAGCAAATGCTTGAGTCCATGTTGAAACCTCTTAACAAAGAAAAAGCCGCTATTATGAGCGACTTGTTAGAATCTGTGCAGACTGCAAAGTTGCAGAGTGCATATGAAAAGTATCTTCCAGCCGTGCTAAACAACGGTACAGCTAAGACGCAAGCTCCAAAGGCTGTGTTGGCCGAAAGCCGTAGCGAAGTAACTGGAGATAAGACTGCTAAAACGGTAGTTGAAGCAGATGACAGCAATGTTATCGCATTAAAGCGTTTAGCAGGGCTAAAGTAAACCCTAAAAGGAAAAAGGAAAAATTATGTCACAAGTATTATTAGAAAGCCGTTGGGGCGAAACCAAAGAAGCCCTGTTAGAAGGTTTAAATGGTTCACGCCGTTCTTCTATGGCTGTTATCCTAGAAAACACACGTAAGCACTTGGCTGAAAGCGCAACAGTTGGCGGTACTACTGCTGGTAACATCTCTACACTTAACCGTGTGATTCTACCAGTTATCCGTCGTGTTATGCCTACAGTTATTGCTAACGAAATCGTTGGTGTACAACCAATGACAGGTCCAGTTAGCCAGATCCACACTCTACGTGTACGTTACGCTGATAGCGTTGACAGCACAAGTGGTACTGACGTTACAGCTGGCGAAGAGGCATTGAGCCCATTCAAGATTGCTTCGGCATACTCGGGTGGTGCAGACGACAAGGCACAGGCTACATCAGCTCTTGAAGGTGTACCAGGCCGTCGTATCAACGTTCAAATCTTGAAACAAGTCGTTGAAGCTAAAACACGTAAATTGTCTGCACGTTGGACATTCGAAGCCGCTCAAGATGCACAATCTATGCACGGCCTAGACGTTGAAGCTGAAATCATGGCGGCTTTGGCTCAAGAAATCACAGTTGAAATCGACCAAGAAATTCTTGGTAGCCTACGTGCTCTAAGCGGTTCTACATACACATACAACCAAGCAACAGTATCTGGTACAGCTACATTCGTTGGTGACGAGCATGCCGCATTGGCAGTTGTTATCAACCGTGCCGCTAACTTGATCGCACAACGCACACGTCGTGGTGCCGCTAACTGGGCAGTTGTATCTCCAGCCGCATTGACAGTTCTACAGTCTGCTACTACAAGCGCATTTGCTCGTACAACAGAAGGAACTTTCGAAGCTCCTACAAACACAAAGTTTGTTGGTACACTAAACGGCGCAATGCGTATCTATGTTGATAGCTATGCAAGCGACACAGCTAACGTATTGGTTGGTTATAAGGGTACAAGCGAAGCCGATGCGGCCGCTTTCTATTGCCCATATATTCCTCTAATGTCTTCTGGTGTTGTTCTTGACCCAGCAACATTTGAGCCAGTAGTTGGCTTTATGACACGTTACGGATATGTTGAGTTAACAAACACAGCATCTTCTCTAGGTAACGCGGCAGACTACTTGGAAAGCATTGCTGTAAGCAACTTGTCGTTCCAGTAATCACCCG